GATTGTTCCACGTGAATCAGGCTTCATCTTAGGCGAAATCAAATCCGTCTTCAAGAACCTGTCGGTCGGGATACTAGCAGATTTTAGCCATTCCCTCATCTCGCCCCACATCTGCGCGCGCATATTTCCGTACATTATCGGGTTTTTAGACTTATTTCCGAAGTTCACACCCTTTATCTTGTACCGCTGCTCTTTGAGCCTGTCCACAATCCCAGCCCCCAGCCCGCCCTCGTCGATCACCACCAGCGTCGGCTTGTACTCGTCAATTGCGTCGATCACATACCCCACCACCGTCATCGTGTCGTCGCCTCGGTGCCGCGTTATGTTAATAATATCCCGCCCCTGGCGCACGGCAATGACCGTGGCGTCCGCGCCGTAGCGCGCCGGATCGACGCCGATGATGATGGGCGCTGACAAGTCTTTGTACTTCTCCCGCTTCATGGCCTCATCCACTATGTCCGAGCCGATGAACTGATCGTCGCCTGCGCTTGGGAACATCCCGTAGACCTCGACGTGCGACTGTGATGAGTCCGGCCCGTACTCTTGGATGATCCGCTCGTAGACCTGTTTGTCCGTACCCTCGACCGTACGCGCGTCTACTACCTTGGTTTTCCAAAACGCACGTTTGGAGTTAAACGCCTCGTAGAAGTACCCCGTGTTACGGCGCGGGTTGGAGAACGCCAGCCAGAAGCGGTTGGGCGTGTTCTCGGTAAAGAAACCGCTTGTCACCGCCCAGATCGTGTCGTCAATACCCGACGCCTCGTCGAACACCACCAGCACGCCGTCGTAGTTATGCACACCCGCGTATGCGTCGGGGTTCTCCGCTGACCACAGCCGCCCCTCAACGCCCCAGTACCTGGTGCCCTTCTTCAAGTCCCGCTCGACCAGTTCGGTCAGCCACTTGGCGGGCATTACCCTGGTGGCGCTCACCTCAAACCAGTGGCTGTTGATCGCCATTGCCAGCCACTTGGTAATCTCGGCCCAGGTAATTGAGCGTAGCTGAGACTCACTGTTGGCCGAGATGATGGTCGTCGAGCCGATGCGGGTTGCCAGCATCCAGATCGTGATCCAACTGACCAGCGCCGACTTACCAATACCGCGCCCAGACGAGATGGCGCTTTGCAGCACATTGAAGTCCAGCAGCCCTTTGTTTGTTTCGATATGCTCGGCAATGTCTTGCAGCACCTCGCGCTGCCACTTGCGCGGGCCTTTGAAGTTCTCCAGCGGCGTGCCCTTGACACCCCACGGGAATACCAGCGCCACAAAATTGAGCGGGTTGTCTTTGATGCGCGGCGTCCACAGACGCGCCATCAGGGCTTGTTCGTCTTCAGCGCTGTATCTGGTGGACTGCATCGACTACCTCAATAACTCGCATCTCTGCTTCTTGCAGCGCCTGCGTGATGGATATGCGCTGGTCAATGTCCACCGTGATGGACTGCTTGGCGACCCAGCCGTGCTGGTGCTTGAGTATTTCAAGCGCCGCCTTGGCGTCGCCCTCGCGGGCGGCTTTGTGCAGGATGTCGGCCATCTCGCGCTCGCCGTCGGCTTTGCCTTTGATCGCGGCCATTTCGGCCAGCGCGTCAAATTGGCACAGGTGCCGGTACTCTTCAGGCCGCATCCCAGAAGCCAGCGCCAGCGTGTCGCCTTTGAGTCCCAGCTTGGCAGCGTCGTATATCGCCTGCAAGCGCGATTCGGTCGCTTGGACGTGTCGGACAGTAAGCGGCAGTGACTTGAACAATCGGTTCTCCTGCGCCTGGGAGGCGTGTGCTGGAAGTTTACATTAAAAAAAATTTTGTTTGTGGCCCCTCCGTTTACGTTGGCCCAATCGCTCGGCCCTACCCCTCCCCCCTGGCTAAAATCCTACACAAAAAGGCAAGCAAACCCTACACAAAATGGCAAGCATATGGTAGGCAAAATGGCAAGGGTAATGCTAGTCAGAATGGCAAGCATATAGTTAGCAGAATGATAAGCGTATTCCCTGGCGGATGTGGGTCATGTGGGTCATGCCAATGCAGTTGCATGGTGTGCGATACCGGCCACCGGCCACCGGCCACCATGTGGGTCATGTAGGCATGACCCACGGGGTTAGAGTGCTCCCGTAAACCATGCGGCCATGTGGCGCCAGCAAAATGCGGGGATTGTCGGTGTGGGCATTGTGGGCACCCAAAAAGCCGTTTTCAAATCGCTCTACCCCATATTGTAAGTATTGTAAGATTTCATAATGTGAAATGTAAGGTTTAGATAAGTTAAGATCAAATTAATGACAATATGACCTACAGTTGACCGGCCCCATTGGAGATTCGCATAAAAACGCCAGTGCCTACAAAATGCCGCGATAGGTACCCACAAAATGCGCGTGCATTAGGGTAAACACCTAGAAGATAAATGTTGACAGTGTAAGGAAATGCCTTACAATTCTAAGCATGGCAGCATCGCCATGCAATAAAGTAAAGGCAAATTATGAAATTCACCAGCGCAACCATAGAAAGCGCACTGTCCGCCCTTACCCGCAAAGGATACGAGGCCGCTATTCAGGCAAAGGATCACGGAACGGGAGAACAATATATTGTCGTTCAAGACCCTATCCATCGTTCTCAAAATGGCGCGTTAGTCCTGATGGGCTATGAGCCGACCATCCTGCGAAGCTATGGACAGGCGCGCCAGTTTATATTGGCACGCAGTTAACCCAAACCCCAGGCGCCGCGCGCGCCTGTTTATAAACTACAGTAAAAGGCACACAATGAAAGTACATCTCACCCTCAAATCGGCCAATGTAAAAACCGGCCCGATTCCAGTATCCACTACTGAAAAGGACAGCTGCCCGACCGATTGCGCGATGCGCGCAGAATGCTACGCTGATAGCGGGCCGCTCGCGCTGCACTGGCGCGCTGTCTCCAATGGCACACGCGGCACCACATGGGGCGCATTCACCCAGGCGATCGCGGCACTGCCAGAGGGCCAATTGTGGAGACACAATCAGGCAGGCGATCTGCCCCAAGCAGGCGGCACAATCGATGCTGTCAAATTAGGCCAATTGGTCGCGGCCAATCAAGGTAAACGCGGGTTTACTTATTCACACCACCGCGACAGCGCGAGCCTCGCATGGATCAGGCACGCGAACGAATGGGGCTTTACAGTCAATTTGAGCGCCAATGATCTGAATGATGCCGATACCCTTGCCGATACCAATTGCGGCCCGGTGGTGGTGGTGGTGCCTAGTACCACTACAAAAAATACTGTAACGCCCAAGGGCCGCGCTGTCGTTATCTGCCCAGCGACGCAGCGCGATGATGTCTCATGCGCCACTTGCCAATTGTGCCAGCGCCAGCGCGCGGCCATTGTGGCGTTCCCTGCCCACGGATCGCGCCACCGGGTTATTAATTTGCGCTTGGCCGCATAGTGCATTCTCTAAACGGCCGTCGATGGCCGTTTAGGGGCGCGCACTGTGCACGCTATAACCTAAGGGCAAACTATGATTAAGACTATGCGCGCACGTTATCCCGGCCGGTGCGCGGCCACTGGAGCGCCGATTAAACCCGGTGCACTGATCTACTACGACGGCCGCACTAAACGGGCCACGCTAGCCCCGGTGCTAAACACTATTACCCTTATGGGTGAACATGGCCCGGTGCACTTTATCCGTAATGCGGCCGGCCGGTGTGAGGATGCACCATGCTGCGGATGCTGCACTATCTAGGGCTATCTCTAAGCGGCCATTGCGGCCGTTTAGGGGCTATTCCTGGCCGGACACTAAACGAAAGTAATCTATGAAAATTGGTCAACACATTTACGTTAGCCTATACGGCCGTATGGAGCGCGTGCGGATCTTGGCGATCCATCGCGCTGGCACTATTGACGTACAGCGCAGCGATGGCGCGTGTTACCGGGTGAGCGGACTATGATCCACCCACTATTTGAGGCCATATTGCGGCCATATGCGCCGCCCGCGCCACTGCCAAGCCCTGAGGCCATCGACGCGGCCATGCTGGCCGATAAGCTGGCGGACGGGTACTTTCAACGTCAAATAAACAACGCTATCAAACTGGAGCTACGCTATGCAAACCCTAAAAATTAACACCACCACGTACACGCTGGCGTCGCTCGAGCGCGTGCTGGCCGTGCAAGCGCTTACAAGCAAAATCACCGGCAAGCACAAGCCGGTAAAGAGCCGGGGCGCGGAAAAGCGCTTATTTCCGGCCTATGGGGAGACAATGAGCCCTGCGGAGTACGTGAGTCAGTACTACACGCTGAATTCAAACCGGCGCAGTTTTAAATCGGGCGCTGCGCCCTATGGCGATGCTAACCTGGCCGGATTCTATGAGGGACTCAGCGACCGCGTGAGCGTGCCCCAGGGCGTCGATTCTATGGAGGTCGAAGCATGAGACAGCACTACAAACCCGAACCAGTGGCGCGCCTTTGGGCTGGCGCGCTGCTGGCCGTGACTATTGGCCTGGCCCTGGCCGTTATCCTGCTGGAGTACTTATGATCACCGACAATCAAGCCTTAGCGGCCATCGCTACCGCGCGACGGCACTATTTAGACCGTATCACGCATTTGGAGGATGTGCTGCGCGCCCTGCTGGACGACGACAATGAAGCGACACGAGCGGACGCCCAGCGCGCGCTCGAATGCTCATAATCGCAGCGGCCCTTGTGGCCGCGATCCTGGCGATCCTTTTCGATCTAGACTAAGCCCCTTCGGGGGCTTTTTCTATGGCTCGGCGCAGATCGGACTTATTACTCTTAGCCAATTCCGGCGCGCAGAAAATATGCTTTTTGGTCTGGTACTCACGCGACGCAAGCCTGCCCATATCCACCCACCCGGCCTCTTTCAGCGCGTGCATAAGCGCCGGGGGGACGATCTTTATCCCTGCTGGCGCGTATAGCTGCAACTCATCGCAGATCGCGTAGAAGGGCGCGCCTACCACGCCGCTGGAGAATGCACGCTGCCGGGCCTTGATAAGGTTGACCAGAAAGGACTCTGCGCCGCTCATGCCATGCTCGACCATGATCGCCTTGGCCTCGGTCATTGGCGGGGCTGCGTTGGGGTTCCAGGCGCTCACGTCACGGGTATGTAAGTAAGCGGCCACCGCTGCAAAGCCGCCCCGGTGTTCGTACCAGTTCCAAAGGGCGACGGCCTCTGCTTCGGGCAACTTACCGGCCTCTGACCATAGGACAAACCAGCGGCGATCCTCTGAGGGCAGGGAGATCGCCACGCGCTCGTTAGAGAACGCCACCACGAACACGCGGTTCAACGCATAGTAGGGATGCAAGCCCTTGCGGTTAACCATAAGCAACTCGGGCGGCGCTGCAATGATGGGTTTGAGGGTATTTTCCAGCGCGCGCCGGTCTTTGGCCTCTGCCTGTCGCAACTCGGCGATCTCCATCACTTCGCACTCGAGCGCATAGCCCCATTGCGAATTGAGATCTTCATTCTTAACCAGGGAGCAATTGGCCTTGGCCTTGCCGCCTATGGCCCAAAAGAACGGGGCAAACAGGGTGTCTTTGCCGCTCCCGTGATTGCCGCCCAAGAGGATGGCGTGATTGATCTTGTGGCTGGGAAACTGCACTTTATGGGCTAGGGCGTTTAAAAGATGCTCGCGCTCGAATTCAATTGGCACCATGCGCTCGACATGGCGCAGCCACGCGGACACGTCAGCGGCCACCGGCTCGGGGCGGGCGTCGCGCCAGCGGTTGCCGTAGACCAAACCCTCACGGGCGACCAGCACCGACTCGCCTGCGGCGTAGGTGATACCGACCAGGGCGCGGGCTCCCTTGTCTTGGCGGTACTCGTCAAAAGAATTGGACGCCTCGATTTTGGGGTGCTTGCCGTGGCGGGACTTGCAGTTGATATGCCGAAACAGGGCGTTGAAGGTCTTACGCATCACCTCGCGCCGGTCTTCCATGTCAAAGTACGCATCGTCGTTCTGTATGTACGCAAAGCGCTCAAACCAGCCGGACATCTCCACGCGGCCAAGCTCTCGGTGTTCGACCTCAGCGATGACTGTCGCCGCGTCGTCGGGATACTCGACTGTCGGGGTTAGCTTGGAAAGGGTGTTCTCCATCACTGCCGCCAGCAACTCGTCGCGCAGGCCATGCGAGCGCTTGGGGCCGCCCTGCTCTTCTACCCAAGCCAAGTAGGCCACGCTGTCCAGATGGGCGCAATGCTCATGCAGGCAGCAATAGGCGCGGTTTACGGGGTGATAGCGCCCCATTGGATTGCCGTCGCTATGCTCGGCGCTGTTCGGGCAAACGATGCCCCACCACCCGCTGCTGTTGCCCTTCTCCAGCAAGTCGCCACGCGCTGCTGTCCACGCCAGCACATCATCGCCGCCGTCGTCTGTGAGCCTGATCGGGCGCACTGTGGCGGTGTCGGCTGGGTTCGGGGTGACGCCAAGGGCGGTGCAGATGGCCTCTAACGAAAATTCCCGCTCTGGGTGAAACTCGACCAAAGCAGATGCAAAGCGGTCGCGGCCAGGCTTGAGGTTGATTGAACCAGGCAGTCTGAAATTACGCACGGGGTTGATCGCGCCGCCGTCGGTGTAGCCTGCCTCGGCGATGGCTACGATCGCGGCGCTGAACTCGCCCTTCATGGGCTGATCGTCAAGGGCGAAGGTGTAGCCGTACTGGTAGTTGTTGGGGCTGGTCTCCATGATCCACGTCGGCTCGATGGGCGGCACCTTGGCCTTGGTGCCCACGTCATCCAGCACTAGGAACGCTACACGCTCGCAAGCGTCGGCCTTGGCGGCGGGCTTACCCTCGTCGAATCGGTCAATGATGAAACAGCCGGTGTTGCAATACCACGCTTGGTCGGGCTTCCATTTCTTGGGCAGGAACGCAGGCCACGAACACTTGAGAGCGCCGTCGGCGTGGAACTGCTCTGGGAGGATGGGCTTCTGCCGCACGAACAGGATAACTTCGCCCTCGGGCGCAATGTTTTCAAGATAAGTTAAGAAATTCATTTTCCGTATCGCTCCATAATTGAGACTTCAGCGTCTAGGGGTAAACCCTTGGCCCAGTCGGGCGGGGTACACATGATTGAGCGCAGCGCCTCGGGGTCGGGCGTTGCGGTCTCGATCACAATTTCATCGTGGACGTGCAGCACCACGTCGTCTAGCTGGCGCAGCGAATGGCGCAGCAAGTCATTAGCCACGGCCTGAGTGATGTTCTCGCAGGCCAAGCCCTTCCACAAACGGGCGCGGGGCCATTCCTTGGCATCAGCGGCGGGTTTCCATGCAGCTTTGGCGTAAGTCACACCGTCGGGTTCCAATCGGGCATAGGGATAGCACAGGATGCGTCCAGAGGGCAGCACATACCACAGGTGCAGGCCGTCGAACATATAGATCACCCGACCGGCGTTGAACTCTTTGCCTTTGTTTCGCATCGCTCGGGTGTACGCTGATTCTAGGTCTTGCCAGTACAAAACAGACCAAGGGTTTGCCCTACGCCATGCATCTACCATGCGCCGCGCGTCGGACTCCGGCAGCAAAATGCCGTAGGCGCGACCCATCGCTGCAAAGGCACCGACGCCACCGGCAAAGCCGCAGGCTAACTCCTGCACCTTACCAATTTGACGCTGGTCTTTGTTGACCTGGCTCACGCTGACGCCGAACGTCGCGGATGCATTGACTTTGTACACATCTTCGCCTGACGCAAAGATTGCCAGCTTGTCATCGCCCCTGCCGGACAACCAAGGGTTTACCCTAGCTTCAATGGCTGACCAATCGGCAACGACTAGGTGTTTACCCTTACTAGGTATAAGGGCCGGTCGGAGCATTCCTCTGAGGACGTCGGTGACTCGCTTGCCGTACTTGGGAACGATGGCGTGACCCCTGACCATTGCCGTACGTACGGCTTCGGGTTCTTGGGCGCACTTGCGGGTGAAGTTGTGGACTTGGGCTCCATAAGACGAAGCGCGTCCAGTAGCGCTGCCGCCTGCAAACACAAACGCGCCTCGGACTCGGCCATCTTCTTCATCTGATAGCTGTGCAAGGCGGCTGAACTTCGCAACCGACGACGCCCATAGGTCGTCGGC